TTTTTACTAATACCAAAATTACCATATTTAGAATAAATATCTAAACCAATTCCTTGATCATCTATTTTTGTTTTACCACTTTGTGTTGTTTGTTTAATTAAGTAGGGAGCTACGTCTACACCATTTTTAGCTTTGATTATTCCTGACTTTTCTAATCTACCCATCGCTGATCGTGAACCTGCATCTACAGCCATTCCAACTTTTGCTTTTTTAGGTCCCCAATCTTTTCTTTTAGTACCGCTTGGATCTTTTATTTTACCTGCACATATTTTAGATGCATAAGCATTTGCATATGCCGATGGATATACTTTAAATTTTCTTTTAGCAGCTGATTTTCCTCTAGCACATAGTTTGGTCATTACTTCCAACCTTTCTTTGCTAATTTTGGTTTACCTTGTCTTAGCATACCACCTTTTTTAAATCCAACTGAATAATTAAAAACACCATCTACAACAGTTGGTTTCTTATAAGCTGAGTCTACACTATCTAAAGGTTCATTTACTGATGCTGTTTGAGGAATTGGTAGAATAGGTTTTTCTCCCCCACCACCTTCAGGTGGTGGTGCAGGTGGTCGTTTTCCATATCCTGCATCTTTTAAATACTCTTTACCAGTTGCTGAGTTTGGTTGTAAAACTGTTCCTGTAGTTTTGTAATGATCTCTATACAATCCTTTTTTGTTCGAATATCTTTGTCTGCCTTTGTAGTTAAGATAGGAAAGTAAATTTATTCCTGCACTAATAAGACCTACATTTGGTAATGGTGCTTTGAAAGGTACATCTGTGTTTCCACCTCCACCACCAGTTTTTGTCTTCGGTGGTTTTTTGGTTTCGCCTCCACCACCGCCTCCACCATTTGAACTTACTTTTGATTTACTTGTATTCTCAAATCCTGCATCAGAAGTTACAGCTCCTTGTCCTGAACTAAAGTCTGATTTAGAGGCATCCATACCTCCACCTCTAAGTTTTGTTACTCTGAAAGCTTTTTTCAAAACACCTGCTTGTTTAGCATGTGTCTTAGATGCTTTCTTTAAACCCTTAATTACTTTTTTTATTTTTTTTCTCATTTCTTACCGTTCCTGAAAATTTGTGTACCCTTGATTCCATATATTGAAGCTACGACAAGAATCCAAAGATTTGTGAACCATGAAGGGAGCTGCGAGAACATCTCGAAAAATAATTTTACCTTGTCCATCGCTGTTGGGTCATCCGATATTACTGCCCAAGCGAGCACCAACACGGGCAAACTTAATATGATGAGGACCGCCTCGTCTTTCCAGTCCGATTGACGGGCTTCTAGCAATTTTCCCTGGTAAGCTTCCTCACCTCGAGCCATCTTTTCTGCATGCATTAATTGTGCATCAGACATTGCCATTTTTGTACGTTGTTTGTTAGCGTAGATTTTACTTCCTGCGTTAACGGCTAATGATATCGCTTTTAACCACATTGTATTTCTCCTGTCTTCTTAAACACATATATTCTATCATTTTATCGACACAATCGTAAGCCCTTTCCCCCTGTGCTCTCCAACGCCACAATTGTTTGAACCTTTTATCTTTTTTCTTTGTCTTAAATTTGGCACCTCCAAACATATCTTGGAATCTTTGGATTATATCTTCATCACAACACTCAATTGTAGCTGCAAATACTCTTTTTCTACCTATTCCTTTAGACCAAAGGCCAAAACTTCCTTCACCATCAAATAATCCTGATAGCCAAAGTAGTTTATTTTTTTTTGAAAGATTTTCGTAAGAATTTTTTAGCATCTTTGAGTTTTATTCCTTGTGGATTAGGTCCTTTCTTAGGCGGTGGCCCATATTTTTTCCCTCCACTTAAACCTTTTCTCATTTTTGCGATAATTTTTGTCTTGCTACATCTAATCTTTCATCAGATTGCTCATCTTGCTGTCTAAGTCTATCATATTCAAACCCAAGCTTAGCATCCTGACGCATATTTTCTTGTTCTGCTTTAAATCTTGTCTCTTCTGCTTTTCTTTGTAGATCCATAGCTCTTAAATCTATTTCTTGTTGTTTAATTCTTACTAATGGATCTTGTTTTCCTGCTTGTGTTTGCATTTCGCCTTGAACAAGCTCTTGTGTTATCCTTGCAGCAGCTTTTGCCACCTCAGCCTCAAATGCAATTTCAAATTGTTCCGGATCTGCTTGTGCAAGAGCCATCATTCTTTGGTCTTGCATCATCATTGCTTTAACTTCTGCTTTAGCTTTGAATGAAACGTGATCAGATATGTGTGATTGTAACAAAGCATACACTTGTGGATTGATTTGAACCATTCTTGATTGCATAAATGCCATGTGTGCAGCTAAATGTGCATCATGATCTTGAAATTCAAACACTGTAAGTAACTTCATCTGTAACGAACGTGCATTTTCTTTTGCTGGATCTTGTGGTTCAGGTTGTTTTGGCGGTGGTTTTAGAATTGCTTCTATTTGTTTTGTCCCCAACGCTTCATAAACTCTTCTGTAAGCCTCGTGTAGGTTATGCATTTGTGGATTTGACTGTGCAATTTGCAATTGATTCTGTGCTAACATCACTCTTTGCGCCATCGACATGATATTTGGGTCTGCAACAGGTAAAATATCTACCCTGTTATCAAAATCTGCAGCTTTGATTTGTCTTGGGCCACCATAAACGTCATACGGATACTCTGGTGGCAGTGATTCTCCACAAATTCTTGCTAAAATTTTAAATTCTAACCTCATTGCGTAGTAACAACGCTTGTGAACACCACTCATTACTCTCGAACCACGCTCCATAAGAGCAACTGTTGTACCTACGGCTCTGTTTTGTAAGTCATTACCAACATTTGAGTCTGTAATCGCAGCAAATTTTTGTCCTGCTTGTACAACAAAACCTAAAAGATTGTATAAAGTTACTGATGGTTCTGTAAATGGTAAGTTAAAAAACTGATCTCTGATGTTTCCACCTGGTGCATCAACATCTCTGAACTCTCCAGGTTGAATTGGTTGGTCATCATCACGAACTCTTATACCTCTTGATTTAAATCCAGCAGGTAAATTTTTTAAAGTACCTGCATCAATCAATTGTCTAAGTGATTGTGTTGCAGCTTGTGATAGTCCACCAATCATGTGTGTTAAACCAAAACCATAAAAACCTAATCCTGGTAAAAATTTGTAATGAACAAAATATTCTATTCTTGAAAATGTAATATCGTTAGGTCTGTAATTTCTGTAGATAGATAAAACTTCACCTGACCCTTCATCGATTGTAACAATGTAAGGTATTTTTATTTTCTTAGCTCTATCATCAAAGTTTTCATAATCATCTAAATTTAAATCTACATGCATTTCTAAAATTGTATGTAGATAATCATCACCAGTTCTTTTAATTCCTTCCAACTGATTCAATTTTTTCTCTACATCATCTGGTTCAGTATTGGATTCAATTAATTCTATGTCTCTATAGAACCCTGCTGCCATTTTTTTAGTTACTTCGTTTTGTGTCATCTTAATGACATGTGTAATTCTCTCAGAATCTTTTAAATCAGATGCAAAGTATGGGACAACTAAATCTTCTGCAGGAACAAATTTAGATACAGGTCTTCCTTGTAAAGCATCGTAGTAAATTTTTTTAAATGTAGATCCTGATAAAGGTAAATAAAATAACATCTGATCCATGTCAGTTGTATAGTCTTCCATCTCCTCCATCAGCAGGTAGTTCATGTAATCTTTAACTCTATCTGCTTGTTGTTCGGTGGCCGGTGTTTGTAAGCCTATAACTTGTGTCCGTACAGGACCATCAGATGGTACAAGCTCCTTGTATGCTTGTGCTTGAAATTGTGTAACAGACTCAGCTAATAACGGATGAGTGACACCGGAAGCCCCTTTGAATGGCTTTGTCACTTCTTGATATTTAGTGCCTAATAAATCTAAACCTTTAATATATGCGTCTTCCCACTCTTTTCTGGAAAGTTTATCTTTTTTGTATTCTTGAATAAGCTCATTACCCATACTTTTGAGATCTCTCTCATCTATAGCTAATGCTAAATTAGCATTGAAATCATCTTCAGGTCTATCTTCTTCAACAGTCTCTTCGCCCTCAACTTCTACGTCAACTGGTAAACCCTCTGGTTCTTCAACACCCTCTACTTCTTCTTTGAATTCTTCTGTTACTTTTTCTACGGCCATATTTAATTGTACCTCATTGGTTTAAAGATATCTACTACAAGTCCACCTAGAGCTTTGTATGTTTTTTGTGTACCTCTCATTAATGGATTCACTTTAATAGCAAAAGCATCAAAATACAAGTTAGGATTAGATGGATCCATATACACAAAGGAATCGTCCTTGATATTCGTAGCTTCTGAGTGATATTCACTTTTGATTTTCTTGTTCGCTAATTTGTGATTAGACGGATATTGAAAATTATTTGAAGATATTTTCTTGTATGGTAATGCAGGATCTGAAAGAGATATTTTAGTTGGCCCTGCACTTGAATTATAAAACCTTGCAGTTTTTTTCATAAGATTAGGCATGACGGCTGTACCGCTTTTATTAATTCCTTTTCCAGATGCATAACCGTAGAATCTTTCATTACCAGCTTTATAGCCTTGACGAAAACTTAATTTGTCAAACGGGGCAACGGCAACGTAATCAACATTCTCTCTTGCAGCTTTCTGTAAAAGATATTTAAGAGCATGATCACCATATTGGTCTGCTTCAACCATTGGATAATAATCAACTCTACCTCGTGCTGATTTAGACATTTGTACAATTTGTTGTGTTGTTTTAGCTAACTGATCCGATAGAGTTCTTGCAGTAAACTGATCTCCTTTTGATAAAGCTTCTGCAACACCACTTGTCAGTTTATCTCTTTGACCCAACAGAAGTTGCGTTTCAATTTCTTTTTGAAAAGGGTTAACTCTTTTGCTTGGATCAAGCTGTTGAGCCTTACTTAAATTTTTTGCAATACTTTGGTTTACGTCAGATTGTATTTCATTAATCATAAATACTTTCTTACCATCAGGTGTAAATCTTGTGTCGTATCTAACGTGATAAAGGTTGTTTGTTTCTTTACCTAGAACTTCTCCAAAGTGACCACCTGTATTATATGGGTTTTTATTTGTTACAATTTCTTCAGGTAATGTCATGATAGTTTCTCTATAATCTTTACCACCTTGAAGTGTGTAATTCGTTTCATTCTTGTAATATGTTTTACTATTTTTAAGAGGAGCTGCAGCCTTGTTTAATTCTGCTTCTGCTTTATTCAATAGCATTTTATCTTGTTCTCTTACATCAGGTCTTGCTTTTGCTCTTCGTAGTGAATCTCTTAAACTTTTAAACACTGAGGTTCCAACATCACCATTCTTCATTGCACCAAGTTCATAAATAGCATCATCAAAGTTTTGTACTAAATCACTATCTGAAGCAAATCTAGTTTTTAATGTTTGAATAGCATTGGTCATATTTTTGTGTGCTAAATCAAAACCTTCTTGTGCCCCTTTTGGCATACCTAATTCTACAGGTCTTACTCTATTCAACGGATTTAATTTAACCATTGCACCTAATTCATTTGCATCTAATTTTATTCCAAACTTTTTAGCAGCAGCTAACAAACCACCTGTTAAATCACCAGCCTCATTAAATGATGCAATGTTTGTGTCAAATAATTCTTCTTTGGATATGTTTACTTCTTTGCCAGCAAAAGGCCCTGAATCGTATTTAAATCTTTTTTCTGCTCTTTCTATTCTTGAAGATGGTTTACCAAAAACTTTAAAATTAACTTTTCTACTAGATGTTAAATGGTCAAGCCACTCATCTGCAGAGTATTTGCTTCTACCCATTCTCATAATCCAATCATAAGTAGAGGATCCGAAAGCAGGAGCAACATCATCACCCATCTGCAATGGTTTTGTTTTCTTTAATACAACTGGTGGATTTCTTATTTCTTGTTTAGCAAGTTCTTGACCCTGAGCTTGTGAAGGCTTTGGTTCGTAAGTTATTTGCTTTTGTTGTTGTCCGGTAGCCGGTTGTGCGGATTCTTTTTTACCACGCCCCAAAAGTCTCCGACCGAAGCTAAGAATATTCTTTAGGGACATTGTCCCTCCTTAATACATTTTTGTAGGTCTTGTTCTACCTAGTTTGCAGCCTCTTGCTTTGACCATTGTTCCATGCTTATAACCCATAGGCTTGTTCATCATGCCACCGCCCATCTTACCTTTAGGAGCATCAGGTTTTGGAAGATAACCTGGACCAGCCGCCGATTGTCGTAAAGATTTTAGTTGTCGTAAAGATTTTACTCCTTGTCTCGGTTGTTTATCTTTTCTTGCTCTTCGTCTTTGAGGTGCTGCTAAAGGTCTTTCACCTGTCTGGCTAGGCATTGTGTTGTGAACCATAAGTTCAGAATCTTTTCCTTTAGGAATAGCTGTTGGTTTTTTAGGGTCACCCATATCAGCGCCACCGCCTACAGAATATTTTTTCATCATGCCTCCAGCCATTCTTGGTGAAAGTTTAGATGCAGCAACTTTACTTCCATCTATAAATGTATCTTTAGCTTCATCTCTTTTTCTAGCTTTTCTTTCGTCTAAAACTTTTTTAAGTTTTTTTCCAGCCATGTTTAGACCAGCCGCAGCACCGGCACCAATCGCACCTAATAAAGCTGCTCTACTTCCCATCACTCTACCTAAAGCTTTTAATTTTCCTACAGGAAATTTTTTATCTTTAAGAACATCACTTGCTTTTGGTGCTACTGAACTAATTGGTTTAGTTGGATCAGCTTTAATTTCTTTTCCAACTCTAGCTTTCATAACTTTTCCAGGTTTAATAGATTCATCTTGAAGACCCATGCCTCTACCTTTTGCTTTTTCAGCTTTTAGAACTGCAAAATCTTTTGCATCAATTTTATCTGTTGGTGGAGCTTTAGCAGCTATCTTTTTTTGTTTTGGACTCATAGAATCTCCTAATAATATTTATATTCTTTTTCTAATTTTATTGGCGGGTCGTCCCAATCGTCCGAGTACGTTGAAACAAATCCACCTTGTCGATATCTTAACACAGCTTGGGTCATGGAATCAACATAGTCATCGTATTGTCCGTTAGGAAAAGCTGCACATTCCTCAATAACTTCCTGTGCCCAGTGTTCGTCAACAGGTGCCCAGACCATACCAGACTCAAAGACAGGAGCACAGCTATTTATACGTGTATGCTTGTCTCTTCCACGTGCAGGAACATAATCAATTACAGGTATACCTGCTCTTCTAAGCTCATGTATTAGTGGTTGACCACTAGCTTTTGCCTCAATGATAACAGTTTCAGGTTCCCAATAATGATATTGTTCAAGTGCTACGTTCTTCAGATCTGGAAAATCATATCTGCCTTTCATAGCATCTAATAAAATTATAGCTTTTTCATATCCTTCAACAGGCTCAAATATCCCCCAGGTGGTAATTGCAGAATAGTCAGCAGATTCTTTTTTTGAAAATGCAGTATCATAACTTTGAATAACATGTAGGAGTTTTGGTAAAGATTCTTTTTCGTATGGTTGCCACCAATCTCTTTTAATGATTGCACCTTCTTCAGATGTAGGGTCTTGCATGTATTGTGCATTCCAGTTCTTAGTTGAAATAGATGCTTTAACAGAATCAAGATCTTCCTTATTCCAATACTCAGGCCATACTGGTTTATCATCTGGCATGATCGCAGGAAAAGAAATTACTTTCCATTGATCTGCTTTTGCTTCTCCTTGAGCCTTAACTAATCTTCCTGTTAGATCGTCAGTTGCCCAACGAGTCATGACTACAAGAATACGGCCACCTGGTTGTAAACGTTGTCTAGGACCAGAGCTATACCATTCGTAAGCTCTCTCCATTGCTGAGTCTGACATTGAGTCTTGCTCAGTATGTGGGTCATCGATAATAAGTAAATCCGCCCCTCGCCCTGTGATAGAGCCGCCTACCCCCGCTGCAAAATATTCGCCACCATGATTGGTCTCCCAACGGCCTTTAGCCTTACTATCTTCTCGGAGTGTAACATTTCCGAAGATCTGTTTATACTCCTTAGTTGCCATTAAATTTCTAACCTTAGAACCAAACCTTGATGCTAGTTCTGCGTTGTGGGATACCTGCATTATTTTTTTCTTTGGATACTTTCCAATATACCAAGCAGGGAATAAATAAGATGCAAATTCAGATTTAGTATGTCTAGGGGGCATGTTTATAATGAGCCTCTTTGCATCTCTATCTGCAATATCATGAAACGCTTCAGCAATTATTTCATGATGTCCTTTGCCTAATTTTTTTGTATCTTTACGATAAATAAAATCTTGCCACATAGCTTCAGCAAAAATTAAAAAATTATCCTGGCATAACTTGATCCATTCTAATTGTTTTTTGAGAATAATATCTTTTAATTCGTCTTCAGTTAACTGCTCAATATTCATAAATTTTTATATACCCCCGGGGGCTAGGGGACCCATAAAAAACAAAGGGTCCCTTTTTACAATAGTATATAATAAAAACACTTTCAACTATTTCCATACCGTTTGGAAATTGATTACGTTTATTCATATTACTTACTAAAGCCTCGCGCCTGTGCTTCAGGGGGTGATTTGCGTGGAACTAGCTGTGGTTTTTTGTGATTAATTTTCGTGGCTCGTATGAGCCTTCTAGATACACCAATGGCGCAATCGCGCCATTGGTTTGTTTATTATTATTCTTGTGTGTGTAAGGCTTGAACTAGTGTACTAAATTTCTTTAATACATTGTCCTTGAACTCATCAACAATAGGATTGCCAACATTTTCAAGTATGTGTTTTTCACATTCGCCCATTAGCAACTGAAACATAATCTCATAATTGAGTTGTTTCTTTTGTCCATTCTCAATAACCATATCAGCAAGTGATGTAGGTTGATTGTTGTTAAGCTTTGTACTCAATACATTAGCAATATTAATAAGATCATTATTGGGCATTGTTATCCCCTATTGCTTTGTACTCTTGATATTCAATTTCAGTACAGAACTTATTGAATAAATCATTGTGAGCAATTTTGAAATTAGCAGTTTCAAATTTCTTCCTTTTACGATTTATTCTCTGTAATCCAAAACTATTACCATTCTCATCTTGTACAATAATTAAGTTTTGTTTTGTTCTCTCAAAGCAATCAACAATGTTTTGTTTCATTGTGTCTAACTCTTTACTTAGTCTATTTGCTTTAAGCTTTAGTTGTGCATATGCAAGTACGATTTTCTTCTCGTCTTGATTTAGCTTTTTTGCTTTTTGCATTTTTTCCTCTTTGTTAAGTTATACAAACTTATGTTTGCTCTCACTTCTTATATCTTATCCAATCCCATTACAAGAACTAATTTAACTTTTTTTTATCTTTTTTATTAAGTCTATCAATAAGGGTATTAACATTTGGCTCAATCTCTAGTTGTGCGTTTATTGTACTAAACAACTTTTCTATTTTCTCCACGAACTCGCGCTGGTGGTCAGCACCTGTCTTGATTGGCTTGTCTTTCTTTTCCTTTTCCAACCGAGAACGAGGCGAGGCGACATTAGTCGCCTCGTTAATTTTATCTTTAGCCATTAATCTAAATCCCATGTTTTAACAGTAATGTATTCGGGCATATCTCTAGCCCATTCGGGAAGTTCCTGCGCCGTCCCCTGCTGTTGTTTAGTTTTATCTTTATCAAACTTGCCACCACGAGAACGAGGCGAGGCGACA